GCGAACTAATATCTCCCTGATCAGGATCTTCGATACTCATCCACTTGTTAATAGGCCAGTAAAAATCGAAAAGAGTAGGAGCACCGACGACTCCGCCTTCAGCTTGGTTCTCAACACCGGGGTTCAACGTAATGTACTTAGTACCGAGAGTACGCACCTTTCCACGTGTATCAAATGGTAAAACCATACCATTACCGACAAAAACGAAACTTGCATTAGAATCTTCGAAGAAACGGGGATTAACGAACGGAGGAACTTGTGTAGGATTGGCAACAGATGTGGTCGTAGAATCGAAGACCGTCCAAGGACCATCAAGAGCAGAACCTTGCTCTTTAGACCAACAGAGAGTTATACGAATCGTACCGCCTTGAAATGTGGTATTTTCTCCAGACGTTCCAACTTGGCCACGAAGAGAGACACCTTTCAAAAAAAATTTATCTCCTACGAACTGATCGGCCTCAGTGCCTTGAATCATTCCACCGGGTGGATTAGAAACATACACGACACGAGTCGTAGCATCTCCTTGTTGGAGAGTCAGATTCTCATTCTCTGGGATGCGGGCGACCTTAGGCTCCGCGGTTCTAAGAATAACGCGTCGAACAGCCTTTGTAAACCGACGTCGCTTAAATGGGACGCGTCGACGACGAAATCTCTTTCTACGATACGGGCGACGCCTCATTGGACGACGCCTACGCGATGAAAAAGCCATGGGAATTCCTTTGATGCGCTTTGAGACAGGAAAGGAAACTTCGAAACCACGGTCTTTCCTTTTTCGGGAATCTATTCCGTATGTCTTGTCGTACCAACGTGTGATTGGATAAGCGGCACCAACAGCAGCCAATCCAAGTCCGACGTGTGGAAGTAAATGAGCCATCGAAAAGTTTTTCGATTGCGCAGCACTTATATATAAGGTGGCGGGGTGGCAGGTGGCAGCAGGGTAATATTATGCCTGCTGCCAATTTCGCATTCGATGGAGTACACGCCTTTCTCACATACCCGCAATGTCCGCTGGAACGCGAGCGCATACGAGATTCACTCAACGAGCGAGTGGGTATCACACGATATCTGGTTGCACGCGAGCATCACAGTGATGGGAGTCATCACATACACGCTTACGTTCACTTTGGAGGGCGAAGAAGGTTCACCGATAGTGGAGCCTTTGACGTGGACGGATACCATCCTAACATACAGAAGCCGCGATCCGCTTCAAGTGTCATTGCCTACTGTCGCAAGGAGGACACTACGCCTTTATGCAGCCCGGGTTTTGGAGACGGACTATCCGGAAACGGGGGGTGGGGAGAGATCCTTGGCACTTGCTCTAATCGAGACGCCTTTATGGAGGAAGTGCGAAATCGCTTTCCACGAGAGTACGTACTGCGTCTTGGCCCACTTCTCGAATTTTGTGAGTGGCGATTCGGCCGGGTGGAGACAACTTATGAGGGACGTGGACGAGCTGAATTCGTGGAACCAGATGTACTGAAAGACTGGGTGGAGTCAAATCTCACTACGGTATGCAATCATCCTCTCATGCCTATATTGGCTTCAATCTGTCTTACATCGGGGGGGCCCCAGTCCCCTCCCTCTGCGCTTAGGCTGTGGAGCGACCAAAGTCTCTCATTCTTATCGGAGCTAGCAGGCTCGGGAAAACTGAGTGGGCGAGATCTCTTGGCAAGGCCATGTATTTCTGTGGTCAATTCAACCTCGACGACTGGGACGAAAGCGCCGACTATATCATCCTCGACGACTTCAATTGGAAATTCGTTCCAATGTGGAAATTCTGGATGGGATGCCAAAAGCAAGGAGTGCTCACAGACAAGTACCGCAAAAAACGAACAGTACATTGGGGAAAACCATGTATTGTCCTCGGAAACGATGACGATGAATCAAATCCTTGCAGAGCTCTTCCCAGAACTGCAACTAACTGGATAGCAGCGAACTGCATTTTTTATTTTTTAAGTGATAAGCTATATGTCTAAGGATCTTTAAAATAGCAAGATATGGTATACTCCATTTCAGCAACTGGAGTAGCACTAACGTCATTCGTATTCGCAATAACTTGCATAACGAGATAATAAGTGCCGTACTTGAAACGATATGGCGAACTAATATCTCCCTGATCAGGATCTTCGATACTCATCCACTTGTTAATAGGCCAGTAAAAATCGAAAAGAGTAGGAGCACCGACGACTCCGCCTTCAGCTTGGTTCTCAACACCGGG